TTTCCATGTAGGCTTTCTGCCTATCGTCTCTCATCTGCTTTATGTGAGCATTTTGAGTACTGTCGTTATCCCATGCGTAAGTCATTAATCAATCACCTTTATGTACCTTTCATCAACGTAATTAACTTCATCAGCAAGGCATTGTGCCACCTTCGGCAATGTCAGACCGAATTGATTAAATTTATACAGCGTGTCGATTAAGTCCCTAAATTCTGCGATAAACTCTTTAATTTCTCTAACCGGCAATTTAAACATCAATTTAAGTGCCGTACACGCTAAAACCATGTAGCTGTATGCCGTGTCATTTAAAAGCTGCCTCGTGTCGTTTATCGTAAGTGGATTATTTCTCTGATAAATTCTAATCAACTGCTGCATTGGGATTAAATTAATCTCTTTCTGTACATCAATGCCGTATCTGACTTTCAAAAGTTCAGCAAGCGTTTCAGTTTTCATTTCATTTTCGGTCTGTGCCCTTTCAAGGTACTCATTTATGGTTCTTTCAAGCCGTACAATGCGCTTATTGCCAAACCCATGATGTAAATACAGTACATAGTAACCCAAGTCCATAAAGTCTGTGAAAGACCGCCTTACGAGCTTTCTGCGGTTATTGCTGCTTTTCAGCGTAACTCTTTCGGATTTTGTCCATGTAAAATCCGGCTCTTTGTGCTTTTTCTTTGGTTTCAGTTTGTTGCTCATATTTTTTCATTCTTTCTTCAAGTTCTCGTCTCGTTCTGTTAAAACAGGCTTCTGTAGTTTCTTCTGCGACTTTTACAAGCTCTTTACCGCGCCACCGGATAGTTATTTTTGCTTCCTTGCTATTTGTTTTGTAAATCATTTGCAAGTCATATTTCCTTTGCAGTGGTCGGTAAAAATCGTAAAAATCTTTCAAGGTGTCCATTGTGGACTCCTCTCTTTTATTTTCTGCCGTGCCAAGTTTGCCTTTTCACAAGTTGCATTCTTAACGTTCTTCTGATAGTGCATTTCACAAACTTTATATCCGGGTTTTACCGGATTATCGCAGAAAAAACATAGTCCTTGTTCATATCTGCCGGTTCTTTCGGGCATTTTAACGTGTGCTCTTCTCATTGTTTCCCGGCAAAATGTGCAAGTGGTATGTCCCAGGTCTGCTTTCCTTTTGCGACAGCGTGTGCATATGCCATTTTTCTTGTCTTTTTCGTATCGTGCTTTTCGCCATACTTTTTGTCGCTCATTGTATTTTTCAACATCAGCAGCACGTATCTTTGACATGGCTTCGGCTGATTTTGCCCTACACTCAACACAGCTTTTTTCGTCACCATACAGCAAGTTCTTGCCACATCTAGGGCAAACACCAACTGCCTGTAATCTTTTATAAAGTTCTCGGCCATATGCTGTGCGTTTGCTGTTACATGCCGTACAAACCACGCCTTCTCTATCAAGCGGCTTTCCGCAAAGCACGCAAAGGTTACTAGCCTTTCGTTCTTCATATCTCTGCCTAGAATACTTGTCTTTTATCATTTTTTGCTAGGAGTAAAGCCAGCTTTAATTGTGCGCACAAACCTCTTTCCTCCTATCTTTTCATCTGCTCGATACGTTCCTTAATTTCTTCTGGCATTGGAATGCCTTTAATCGGCTTATTTTGGCTTTCTTTATCTTCAAGCGATAATTTTATCGTCTGTTGATTTTTAGAGCCGATTTGAGCCGAATACGAGCTTCTATTGGTATTTTCAATCAATGCCTTTATATCCTTTGGCATTTTTTGATATTCCTTTGCTCGATTAACAACCGCCCTGTAAGTTCTCATAAAATTTGACTGTACTACGTTTTCAATGCTGTTTATGTCCGTCAGTGCCCAGTTTCTAAGATTATCAGGACTCCCGACAGCCTTTTGTACGAGTGGTGGTAACTTATTAAATTCTTCAACTGCACCATAATAGCCATTCCGCAGTGCCTTGCTGACAAGCAACCATGCTTCCATTTCGTTAAGCTCCTGTGGGGATTGAACCTCATGCAGTTTGTTAATTAGCTGTCCGATGCTCGGTGCAAATCCGCTTGTATCGGAAAAAACATATGCTTTAAGTGCAACTGATACTTGTTCATAAGTGCAATTTTCCAACATCATATTCCATACATCTACTGTCTCTGATAAATTGCTCGGCTTGTAATTGGGGTAGCAATCGCACATTATACGAATGATTTTAACTGCCTCGTCTCTTGTCAAGAATCGCCACCCACCTTTAGATGTTCTGCAATTTCCTCAATAAGATTGTTTTCCATTGTTGTCTTTGATTTAAATAATTTCACAACATCGTCAACAGCTTCATTGTAGCCAACTGTATATCCGTGGTTATATCCGGCTTGCCTGTTTTCGTTTAACATCTGTGCTTCATTGTGCTTAAACAGCCTTGCCTCATCTTTGGTCAGCCACTTTATCCATTTACCGCACTTATTGCAATACAGACCTACTTGTGTACCTTTTTCCTCGATAAACCCATTCACAATTCCACATTTATTACAAGTTACTGTCATTTATTATCACTCCTTTACACATTGTCCCAATCAATGGTGCCTTTGTTAGCTGAATGTGGCTCATTGTCCTTTAGTGCAAATAGCCCTTGCCAACAATGGTCTACTGACTGATTAAGAATTTTAACAGCTAAATCATTATCGCCCTTTGAAAGTCTCTCGATAGTGTTCATAGCTCGGTGTAATGCCATTTCAGTGCATATTGGCTTTTTGATTTTCTTTCGCATTGTCAGATATTCCTGAAAAGCACTCTCCAGCATTTCATCATCAGGGTAGTAGACAGTTTTCTTTTTAGATATTGATTTATCAATATCTTTTTCTTTACTATCCTTAACTATACTATTCTTATCTATACTTACCTTACCTATACTATCCTGTGGCAGACAAGTGGCAACCACTTGGCAACCATCTGGCAACCCATTGGCAACCACACGGCAACCATCGTCAGAAAATGTGTATGCGCCATTGGATTTTATCTTTAATTTTGCCAATTCTTCCTTAAAATTCGTTGGTGTATACCGGTCTTTTCTCAAAGCGTTTGCCATGCGCCAATGCTTAATTACAATCACACCATTATCAAACTGATAAATGTATCTTTTTTCCAATAGCTGTTGTAAATCAGCTACACTTGCGTGAGCTTTGAACATGGAAACTGATACCTGATTGCAAAATCCGTCATCATCAGCAGACATAGATAAATGCAAATATAAGGCTTGCGCACTTGATGATAAAGCCATGAAATTATCATCATCAGTGACTTTTTTTGTGAACATTCTACGTTCTGCCATTTAATTAATCTCCTATTTTCCTCAAGTTTCGGTTGATGTATTTTAATCTTTTCCCTCGTGGTTTATATTGTTATACCTTTTTCTCAACGTGTTCTGCACCTTATTCATACCCTTGAAACCACCGATAATAAAAGCTATTTCTGCTCTATTTTCCGTTGCCTTTGTTTCCGCTTCCATATCGTGTAGTCCGTACTCTACCTGAATAATTTCATTTGCAGTAATTCTTTTCAGAATTTCATCACATTTCTTCTTGCTTAAAAACTTCACTCTGTTTTACTCCTTTCAACAAATTTCAGTTTGCCTGTTCAATTTCTACATCAACATCAATATGCAATCTTTTTTTCTTTCCTGTATTAACATCAATACAGGAAACATACCCATTTGTACTCTCCAACAAATGTCCTACTTTGTAAATATCACCCTCAAATCTGAACACATCTCCTTTTCTTAAAAATCCTATCTGCGTAATCATATATCTACCTCCATAAATCCTAATTTATCTTTACATCAAATTCTCTTTTGATTTCAGGATATCTACCAAATTAATGTATAGACAATTCCTTTGCCTGTTGTTGTTATATCAAGTGTTATCTCGGTAGTGCCTTTTTCTTTTAAGTTTTGGATAAAATTATTTACTTTGCCTGTTCTTTTCTCTTACCAGGCTGGCATCCTTTCTAAATTTCAGTTTACAACATTAAACACTTTTCTTCTGTAAGTTTGCCACAACTCTGCAACCATAAAGTTCTAACAAATCATGTAAATCAAACTCTTCTAATTCATTCTCATCAGCGATTTTATCGCTATGCACAAGAATCTCATCATCCATCTCGGCTGCACGAATTATCTGCCTAAGAATACTTAACATAGTATCTACTGCATACTCAAAACCTTTAAGATTATCTTCGTTCATACCACCTGTAAGAGTGTCTTTCATTTTATTCATCTGTTCCTCTAAAAACTTCGGAATATTACAAGCTGTAAACATCATTTCTTCATTCATAATTTCTTTTTACTCCTTCAGCATTATCCTTTATGCTATCAAATGTGTCTTCCCATACACCGCAAAATTCTTCGCAGAATCCTTTTAAACCATAGAAAATACTTACCGGCACTGACATAACAATCAAAAATATGTTTCTTAAAATATCATGCTTTAACATAAATATAATTATTTTCTTTTTCATGTCACCTCTCCTAAACGCTGCTTAATTCGTCTAATAACTCATTCATCATCTTTGCAGATATATCAACATGCATATTTGCAATGATTTTTGTTTTCAAATCTTCTATCGCTGCTTCATATCAACGCTTATATCCAATGTTATAACAATTCTCAGCAGTTGATTTTATTTCTTCTAAGTGTTGTGATTTATCCATAATTGCCGCCTTTCTTTTCATTTACTCAACGTCCTTATATGAATCTGCATTAATAAGCTCCATAAATTTATCTAGTTGCTTCTGTGACACCTTATTGCCCTGTTTATCCTCTCTGAGCGTCACAACAAGGTGTTTTTCGATGATATGCGATAATTCCCTTGCGAGGTTCTTTCTACCTTGCTGTACGCCCTGCAGATAGCCCTTAGGCGCTTTTCTCTCGCCTATTGAACCACTAGCACGATTTTCTCCTTGACCGCCTAAACTGACATTCCTAAGCTGATAACCTTTATCAGCATATAGCTTGATGTAATATTTCTCTTTCTCGTCAAGTTGACTTTCGGGAAAATTCAGAAATTCGACTCGCCAACCATAAGGATTTTTCTCTTTGTCATACAGCTTATGTTTGCGTAAACTAAGGTCTATGTGCTGTTGATATCCTACAAGGTGGCTTGCCAATCTGCTAAGTGTATGTACCGCCTGTCCGATATAAGCATACTTAAAACCGTTTTCATCTTCTCGGAGTAGGAAGTAAATCCCACTCCTGTCATTCAGCTTTGGATTCAGCTTCAATAGTCGCTTTTTGTTTTCCTGTTCTATCGCCTTGGCTCTTGCTATGTTCTGATAATTCAAGCGTTACCACCTGCCTTTACTATCTCGATTGCCTTATCAATCCACTTAACATCAGCGTTCATATTCTCATATAGCATATAAGCCTTAGTTTCTTTCAACTGTTCCACAACAGCATCTACATCATAGGCGGTCGGATATTTATCCAGTAATAGCAATACTGTATTTGTACTGAGCAAAGTTCCATTACTTAAAGTAACCGATTCTAAATCTTTCTTTAGTGTATCCGCGTCAATCAATCCCATACTTCCACCTCTTTAGTTAAATGGTAATTCCTCGTCAATACCATCAGGGATTGACATAAAGGAATCTGAATCAGTACTTGGACTGTTTCTACCTATAATTCCATTACTATTGTTCTGTTGATTGGCACGGCTTTCGCAAAATTCGTGTCTTTCAACTACGCAATCATTAGTGTAGATTTTTCGTCCATCCTTGTTAGTGCAGTTGCCGGTCTGCCATCTGCCCTCAATGATAATCTTAGTTCCTTGGTGCAAATACTTCTCTGCAAATTCTCCGTTCTTGCCAAATGCGATACAGCTAATAAAGTCTGCTGCCTGTTCGCCCTCTTTCTTAAAAGTTCTGTCAACAGCTAATGTATACCTTGCTACCGCCATACTTCCGTTTGCTGTCTGTGAATATCTAACATCAGCATCCCTAACAACTCTCCCCGAAATTATCACTTTATTCATATTTTTTCCTCTTGCTTTCTGAAATTCGTTTTCTAGTTTCTTCACTTCTTTTTTGCCCTGTATGATGATATATTGTGTGTGCTGAATTTGTCATCATACATAAATTTTCAATTCTGTTATCATTTTTTATCCCGTTCAAATGATGTATGCAACAATTTCGTGGCACTTCTATTCCTGTGGCTTTTTCATAAACTACGATATGTTCCATAACGTACCCGCCTTTATCTGCTCTTTTATGTTCCGGCATTAATATTTGTATATATCCTTTGCTTGTTCTCCTAACACCGCCATTCCAATTACTAGCATTTTTACCACTTTTAGCCTTTGACCTGTTCAAAAACTTAATTTCTTCATCTCTCTTTAAGTTAAGCGAATAAGCTTTTTTATAGATTGCCAAAAATGTTTTATTAGGAAATAAGGCAATTAATTCATCATTTGTTGAGCAAGAATATTTATCTTTTAATAAAAGGACTTCCTCCTCGCTCCATTTGAAATTCATAGTCATTATCTCCTTTCTAAAAAGGACACTCATTAGGATTGGCAAGTAGCCATTCCTTGTTCCGCTCCGCAACATCCACATTTGCCCCATAAGCGACTTTTTTCATCTTCTCGATGAAACTATCTCTATCAGAATTTTCACTTGATAGATGGCACATTATGACATTCTGCAAGCTATCTGAATAATTTGCCTTAACAAAATCGCAAGCTGTGTCAATGGATAAGTGACCTCTGAAAACGTGATTAGCTTTGCCTGTGTTGTCTCTGTCGATTAAATCCTTGTCATAATTCACGCCTAAAAGAATGTGGTTTATGTCTCTAAACTTCCACTTGACAACCTCACAATCTGTTATGTAAAGCATTCTCCCCATTTCCTTGTGAGTAATCAGAAAGCCATATATCGGGCAAGGCTCGCCATTTGCGTCTGTGTGTGTCCAATTTCCGTCTATTGTTGTTAAATCAAAGGGTTTCACTGTAAATTCGCCCATATTCATTGATTTACGGCTATCGCCTAAATATGGGGCAAGTATTGGTATTCCCATTGGCTTAAAATCGTTTAATGACTTGCTGTGGTCTAGAGGTGGGTGTGACTTATAATCACACCCTTTATCCCCCTTATGTTCCAATCTAAGCCTTTTTTAATCTCCTTAATCGGTATTCCACAATCAAGGATAAGTGTTTCTCCACTGTTGGAAGTTAGCAGATAGCAATTACCAGCTGACGATGAGCCTAAGCATTTAAGTTTCATTCGCAACCTCCGCAACAACCATAAGGCACATTGGCATTGAATACCTCGTCTATTTCGCTTGCATACTTGCGGTATTTTTCCGGTATTTTGTCCACATCTATTTGCCATTCTCCTGTATAGGCTTTATAATTTCTAATATGTCCGCCGGAGTCCCAAAATATAGGATATATGCCTTTATGCTCGCTCATTCTGCTACAATACATACTCCCGAATATTACTTTTTCTCCGTCAATCTCGAGTGTCAAATCTCCACAACATAAATTGGGATACTTGCCTGTGTAGCTTATGAATTTGACATGTTCGGTTACACTTTCTTTATTTGAATTGATTAGCATACTCACACCTCGATTTCATCATCCTGTGGGAATTGAAAGACAATGTTGCTAGTTCCACATCCTTGTACCACTTCAAGTGTTTTTAATGTACCTTTTGGTGTATTAACATTCTGTATCACAATAGGCATACCGGCATATACTTCTCTCAACATTTCCATAGCCTTAATTGCCTTTTCTTCGGTGGAATATTCAGCAATTTGCATGTCATCACTAAGCGACTCAACGCCTGTTAAGTTTTTATTCAGAAAATAAATTCTTGACTTGAATCTCTGAATAATCACCTCTTCATATGGCATATCAATTGTTCCATTCTGACTAATTATTCTCATAAAACCATCCTATTCTGCCTGCATAAATGGCGGCAATGTGCTATCTTCTGCCTGTTCTTCGGTTACTTCCGTGGCTGTGCCCTCGATAATGTCGCTTTCTTCAAAATCAACGCTGTTTGCGTTCTGCTCAATATCGTACGCAACATCCTGTTCGAGCATTTCATCGTGGCTGATTTCCTCATAATCATCTTCTTTGCCAAAACCGCTATGAGTATTGTTGATAGCTTTGAGAAGCCTGTTCTTAACAGTTTTCATAGCCATCTGGTCTGTGAATTTCTGATGAACTCCGTTTCCGGTCTCCTTATATCCGTATCCCTGTTTCCAAGCTGTCTTTATCTGTGCCATAGTCATAACTTCTGCAATCTTCTCACCATTTCCCATAATTGCTACTGCATAAGCACCAACAATCTTGTCATTGTCGATATTCTCAAAGCTCTGTTCGTGGCAATCAATAATTGTCTTTGCATCCTCTTTGTGGTACTTGAATACATCCCCTTTATAAATAACTGATGCATTAATGTCTTTAAGCCCGTATCTTCTAGCAAGACAAGTTGCACCATAAACAGACGGCTGACAGCTTAATTTGCCCGCATAAGCGACTGGGTAACACTGCTTCTTTCTTATTGATAATCCGTCTGTCACCATTTCGATAAGTGCATTTTCAATACTTGCCCTTGTGCAACTCTGTAATACAGGCTTCTTATTCATATCCTGTGTGTCCTGTAAAATAAGCATTGCCGACATAAGCTCGTTTGTATAGTTGTAATCTTTAGGGAATGTCAAGCCAAATTTCTCTTTCTGCTTAATTTTAACAACCATTCCCTCTGTAAAATCCTTTGCTACAAGCTCTCTGCTTTCAGCTTCTTTCTTTTCTGCAACTGCCGTATTCTCTGCCATAATTAATCCTCCTAAATCTCATTGAAAACCTGAACCGCAAACAGTTCATTGGCTGTCTGCTTGAATAAAACTCCGTCAGATATGACTGTATACATATATCCGTCATACTTAAGCTCCACAGTATGTTTCTTGCCACCCATATAATAATTTCTCTTCTTAATAATCATTTCTATACCTCCTATAATCCAAGTAACTTTTTGAGTTCTTCTTTCATTCTCTCGGTTTCTTCTCTCATTTTCTTGGCTTCGTCGCTTAACTGCTCCCTGCTTTTATCAGCAAGTCTAATTACCATTTTGTACTCTTCCTCTGAAAGTTCCTCTTTGAGCGCATGTAAAACAGTAACCGCCTCTGCTATAATATTGCTTCTTGTACCTCTAAATGTAACTTCTCCGTCTTTTGCTTTAATCATTTCTGTTCCTCACTTTCTTCAAACTCTTTCAACTGTTCTGCTAACTTCTTGCACTCTTCTGCTACATATTCTTCTGTACGGATTATCAACCCATCAATGTGAAATCTATCTTCGCACTCAATCTGCATAGCAAGGCGCTCTCTGTAATTAGGAAATCTCTCATAAGCGAGTTCAAGTTCTTTTGCATCGTCACAGTGTGCGCAGTCAAAACCAAACCACCATAAATCACTTTCTATTGGATAGTTTGAATTTTCTCCGCCATCCGCAAAGGTAATACCGCCGTGACATTGAAAATATGCTTCAATTCGTATTCTTTCGTCTTTATCAAGGCAAGCTCCAAGCAAAGGAAAGATACCGCTTATTTTTCGGTCTCCGACATCTGCTTTCTTAATTTCAAGATAGTCTGAATGCTCTTTACCATATAAAGGGTGGTTTTTAGGAATGCCTACATATCCGCACCTATGCCCCATCGCATTGAATGTAACGACACATTTATATCCTGCGTGTTCAAACTCTTGTTCTACAACATATCTATCATTCGTCATATCACACCGCCTCAATCACAAGCTCTTTGTCCTGTGTGTGCTTTAACATAATCAATTGGTTATCAATCTGTGGTATTCTCCAATCGTCAACGCTCTCTGTATCATCAATGATAATTGGAAAATTAACGTTTGCCACTTTCTGAAAAGCTCGGCATATGTCAACTTCCGTTAATATCCTTGCGCCATGATTGAGATTTCTTGCATATGCTTCACCATTGTAAGTGAAGTCGCAGCACTCCTCGGTATCACCATTTAAGAGCGGTCTAAACAGCTTTGCTGTGGCAAAATTCAGATACTTATTAACGTCAGCCTGTAAAAGTTCATTCTTCTTACGTGTAAACTCTTTCAGCAAGTCAAGTTTTCTCTCCCAATCAGCTATCTCTTGATTGAGGTCTTTTCTCTTATCCTCAAGGTCGGCTATGCTATCGTCTATACGCTTGTTATTCGCCACACCAAGCTCAATCTTGGTGTTAACTGACGACACTTGCCTTAACAGTTCGTTTCGCTCGTTTTTGAGCTTTCCAATAAGCTCCGATGTATCATTTTCATCGGCAAGAGCTTTCTCTTTTTCCTCGATTTTAGCTTTAAGTGCCTGGTACTCATTGTTACCTGTCATGTCAACATCAGTAGGTACCATTCCAAGCTCTTTAGCGATGTTATCACGTTCAAACTTGTTAGCAACAGCATCACGCTTTTCTGTCAGCTCCTTAAGTTCTGCTTCAAGGTCAGCTATTTCTTTCTTCTTGTCCTCAATAGCCTGTTTGAATTCCTTGCTGTCACTTAATAATGAATTGCCCTTATCCTCAAGTTCTTTAAGCTTCTTCAATTTTTTATCACTAAAATCAGTTCTCAAACTCTCTATTGTATCTTCCGGCAATCTCTGACCGCACATCGGACAATTAACACTGCTTTCATCAAAGGAAAGTGCCTTTGCTTTTTTCCAGTCAGCACGTACCTTTGCTAAGTTCTCTGTGTAAATTCTAACCGTACCTTCAAAGTTTTTAATGTTAACCTTTTTAGCTCTTATCATTGACTCTGTTTCGCGGATTGAAGCATTGAAGTCATCAATCTGTAACTGTAGCTCCATGCGCTTTTTCTGATTGTCAGCATTAGCTTTTCTCTCTATGTCTGAAAGCTCAAATTTAAGGTTCATAATGTCCTCTGTGGCTTTCTGCTTGTCCTCTAAAATCTTATTGTAGTCGGACAGCTTATCTTCAATTTCCTTAAGCTGTGGCTCGTATGTTTTCTTCTGCAATTCAAGCTCTGCAAGGTCTGTATACTCATTGGTAGAATGAATTGTATCAATCCTTGTTGAGATTTCGTCTCTTTCCTTGACAAGTCCTTTTGAGCCATTCCTACCGCCTGTGCCGTTTAGCTTGCCACGGCATACTTTTTTGAGCTGGTCAACGTCACCATCGTCAAACATCGGCTTAAGTTCAGCAAACTGTGGAAACATATCGCAGATTTCGGGATTTTTGTGTGTACCAAAAAAAGTTGAGAGCGCTATTCTTTGATTTGTTGGCGATTTAAGCAACAATGTCATAGCGTTAAGACAAAATGGCAATATCTTGAGGTCTGCGATATTATCATTAATAAACTCGTTGTATTCAACCATTTTGTATGTAACATCATTGACATAGTAATCTGTATGTCCTGAACAAACTTCGCCATCCTTATTTCTTCCTTGTCTTGTGATTTTTTTCAGAGTCTTTTCTTTTCCGTCAATCTCAAAGGCAACAGCTCTTACAATATCAACATCATCAATCTCGGCTCCGTTTTCATCGTGTGGTCTTATGCCTGTAATCTCTCTGTCGTTCTCGTCATGGCAATTCAGCACATCAAGAATAATTCTCTTAACTGTCGATTTGCCGACTTCATTCTGACCGGACAATACAGTTTTCATTGAAAAATCTGTGTCTAATGTGTTTTTGCCATAGAATTTACAAAAATTCTGTGCAAAAATGTGTGTAATTTTCATTGCGTTTCCTCTCTTTCTATTTGTTTATGGTTTTTAAAATCAAATTTCCGTGTAGGCTTGATTTTTTAACTACTCTTAAGTATGAGTCCGATTCCGATACGAAAAGCCACTCGCTCGCCACATAATGAGCCTTATTGAGCAATAACTTTTGCTCTCTTGTTAATGGCTTCAATCTGTATCTTGTATCGCCTAGCCTAATTCGTCTTACACTGCTCATTTAGCTTCTCCATTTCTTTATCTAGTAACGCTTGGAAGTCAAAGGATTTGTCTTTGTGCCGTTTAGCTCGATATAATTCTTGTAGGTAATCGTTAGCACTCTGACGTTTCAATTGGCTACCAATCGCAGTAGATGTCAAGATTTCCATTTCCGCTCCCCTCGTCATATACAATCCCTTGTATGCCAACAGGAGTATCAACCACAACTCCATGTGGTAAATCATCACTTGCAATTACCACGTATTCGTTTTCATCAACTACAAGCCCATGCTCATTTAGATGTCTGCCCGGTATATTCAGACCGCCTCCAGGTAACACTCTCTGCGAATACCACGTATAAGTGTAATCGCCATATCTGACTCGCCCTAGCTTCTTAAATCGGCTACAACTGTATTTCTTACGGCAAGTTGGAATTGTTGGCTCTCCATAGGTCTGCTCAACTACAACCGGCTCATTCTGAACCACTGTCGGCTCAATCTTCCCTATCATTACGCTATTAATATAGGAAGTAACGCCGGCTGTCAGCTCGACTTTGCTATCTGCTTTCGCTACTATTGGCTTTAAGGTCATAGTTCCAATTATTAAAGTCGATAATATCAATATCCTTTTTCTTCTCATGCGGTTCGCCCTCCTCTATGAGACATATTGCAATCAGTATCAGCCAAAATACTGTTACGATTGCTCCAACGATGATACTCGCTGTCTTAATTCCGTATGCCACAGACAGCCCAAGGAAAAATGCAAATGCTAATCCTCCGAAAATCGAATAGCCACAGCCGGTGTAAAACTTCTCTTTCAAAGTTCTTTTTCTCATACAATCACCTCACTATGCAAAACTCTGTTGAGCGTTTGCATCATGAATAAGCTCATCAAGATACTTAGGCACAATATAGCAATCAATGAACTCATGCACATCGTTTATATACTTTCTCTTGATACTCTTATAAGTAGATACGCAACCATACTCACGCTTTAACTGCGTCCATATATCAGAGAATGTCTTATGCCTGATACTGTTATCTCTGTATGCTTCGCTCTGCTTGCCACCAAGGATATTTACAACTCTGCGCTTAACGTGCTGTTGTATCTCGTCAATATCGCAACTATAGAGTGGTACATTTTCCTTAAGCTCGCTCACATCATCTTTGATGTCGTTTACTTTCTGCTCTAATTCTGTATAGCCCTGTGCCAAAAGCTGTATCTGACCGCCTGTTGTCTTTGGCATACCATAACTGCCTGTCTTTCTGATTGACGGAAGTACCTCATCCATTACCCACCGCTCAAATTTCTCTGCACTAGGCAATTTTGATTTCATAATAAGTCGGTATAAATCTCCCTCATTTATGTATGACATAGATTGCACTCCACTAGATGTAGGGGTGTCACGTTTCGTTACTCCCTTGCAATGGTCATTAACTGCCTTGCGTGGATTTGTATATCCAAGTGCGGTTGCTACATCTGTTGCTACAAAATATGGCTTTCCGTCAATTTCTATCATTCGGACTTCTCCAAACTCTTCATTATTGAAAATTTGTAAATCGTTCATGTTTTCTCCTTTCTACTCGATAAAATAAGAAACTTCTACGCCAAAATAATTAGCAATCTTAATTAGCTTGTCTGTTTTTGGCATTGATTTTCCTGACTTCCAATCCGAAAAAGTACTCCGTGCCATTCCAAGCTCTTCCGACAGTTTGTAAAACGAAACGTTTCTAGCTTTTATGAGCGTGTCAAGTTTTTTAAAACTCGCCTGTCGTTTTTTCTTATTCAATTTCCCATCTCCTTTCTTGACAATAGTTAGGAAATCCGTTACAATAAAAGCGCCATATTAGGCAAAATACGCTAGGAGGTAAAAACCTTGAAAGCAATTTTGATTTTGCCTGTTCCATATTTGCGAGGTCGCATTTAAAATGTAGCAATCGGTGTAGCGCATTTTGGGCAGTAAAGCTCGATAAAAAATCATGGTTGGCATGTCCGATAATATGCCGTGCTACGCTAGATACTCCTCTCAATCCGTCAGCTAATGGCAACTAAAATGCTGAACTTAAACTGCATAAGTGACGGAACATTTAAAGAAGCGTTGGTACTACACAATGCGTTGAAAGACTGCAAAATGTATGTGGTATAAAAAATAAGGCAACGGCTGTTGGTGGTAGTACGCTAACAGCTTTTGTTTTTTAGTTCAAAAATCCTAACTAAGCCTTGATAAAAATTAGAAAATCGTGTATACTATGAATTGTCCAGAAACATAATATTATTTTCTCAATTTTATTTTTTATTGAGTTGAGATTTCCTAACTTCTTTTTTCATTCTACATTAGGAAGTCTTATTTGTCAACCCCAAATGTTGAGAAATCATAACTTTTTTTAAAGGAGATTTTCTATGTACGAAAGATATTGTAAATTAAGAGACTCAAAAGGGTTAAATGATTCAGAAGTGGCTAAATATGGCGGTTTCCCTAAAAGTACTTTTTCAGATTGGAAAAAAGGAAAAAGCTGTCCAAAATTGTTTAAGCTGGTAAAAATTGCAGAATGTCTTGATTGCTCACTTGATTTTTTAGTTACCGGAAAAGAGCACCATTCAGTTGTTGAAGAGGCAACAAAAGACTTGGCTCTGTCGAATATGGATAGTAGAATTAAAGACTATGCGTTGAAATTATCTAAATTGTCGGATAAAGAGCAAGAAAATATTATGAATTTAATAGATATGATGTATGAAAATACTCAAAATAAATTAAATTAATAAGAAAGGTGGTATTTTAATCATGAGTAAAACTGTTAAATGTCCTAAATGGGGTTGTGATGGTGTTGGCATACCTGTTGACACCAAGAAAAAATTCTCATTCGGTAAAGCACTTGTTGGTAACACAGTAGGCGGTCTCTTCGGGCCTGTCGGTGCCGTTGTCGGTACAGCTACCGGAATTAAAGGCAAGAACGGCAAAACAAAGTTTGTGTGTTCAAAGTGTGGTAACGTTTGGGAAAAGAAAATATAACCACAAGGCAGAGTTTTTACTCTGCCTCTATTTTTCCTTTAATAAATATGTACAAGTACAACAACAGGTCTTTATCTTCCAAGCCCTCAATCATTTTAATTATTTCTTCCTTATATTCCATACAATGCCACCTCCGATACATCAATTATAGAACATTTGTTCTTAAACGTCAATACAAAACAGGGTGATAGACTGTCAATCCGCCTACCACCCTACCGAAACTTGAAGAGTTCTCGCATTTGAGAACATCATTACTGTAGCACTTTAAAGTGTTTTATTTTGTCGAATATTGACAATACGGATTGTAAAGAGTAAAATAGCAAAAAAGAACTAGAAAGGGGATTTTTTATATGAAAAGATATAGAGAATACTGCATTAACAATCATTATGTTAATATTGGCGATTTAGATAAGTATTATCAAGGCAATATGGAAATGGTTTGTAGACACATCGAGAGTAACTATCTCGTTGACCGCAAAACTTCAAGCTATTATGTAAATTTATACATACAAGATAAGCCGTTTAAAAAGAAAGATTCTGTATTAAGCACAATAGCTATTTGCTTTTGCCTACCGCTTGTACTATGCGCACCGCTTTTTCTCGATGTAATATGTATCATAACAGCACTGATACTTGCTATCATTGATTTAGCTCTTAAGAGTTCAGAACAAATTCCAAGGCGCCATGTAGGTTCGATTGTTGCTATTGTGATATGTGTTCTTTCTGCTTTAGGATTGATTTTTGTAGACCATTCAAGTACTGATACCGCTAAAAGTGACAAGAAGTCCAATAATCAAATTGAGAGTGAAATAGAAGCCGAGACAGAGGGTAATTCCTCGCAAGATTATCAAAGGATTGAAGCTCGTGTCGGAGAGGGAATAACTTATCAAGACAACATAAATGTAGCTTTAACTGATTTTTATGAAAATACGAATTATGATTACGAAAAGCCTAAAAGCGGATATAAATATGTTACTTTTAGCTTTCAAGTGGTAAATAATAGTGATGAAACATTTAGTTTTTCTTATACTAATGCAACTGGATATGCTGATAACGTGCAAGTCGAAAACAAGCTTTATTTGACTGACAGCTCTTCGATTTTAGAGCTTTCGCCGGGCAGAACTGGAAATGTCGATATATCGTTTGAAGTTCCAACAAACGCGCAAAGTATTGAAATGGATTACAATTTCAATCCATTCGCAGATGATGTTGGAGTATTTATAGGACAATAATCAGAGAGGGCATAAGCCCTCTCTTTTTACGCGTAAAATCCTATTTGCGGTATAGTCTGCTAAACCAAAGTTTAGATAATACAAAGAAGAGCTTGAATTCCAAGTCTGACGCTAATTATACCCATAACAATAGGCACTATGTGGCGCATTTGAAGGCGGCTCTCAACGCTTTATGTTCCAATACATTTATTTATATGATGTACACTCCATAATAAATAACCCCGACATCTTGTGTACTGCTATTATTATTCCAAAGAAGTACAGTAAAATCTTTATTGACATTTCTTCCAATTGATATGCCCTTGCCGCCAGCATAAATTATAGGAAGCTGCATAATAATCTCTGCATCGCTTGGCAAAGAAAATGGAAAAGAGTATTCTCTATCGGAATTTCCAGTAACTGTTATTAATTCAGCCTTATGCAAGACAACAATATGATTTTTTACTAATGCATTAAGCTTAGTATTAATCTCGCTCTCAGTATAGTATCTATCATCATGGGTGTGAGGTTTCGGAGTTCTGGCATCCGACAGTCGGCTATCAGTGGTATTTACCTTAAAACTTAAACTCTGGTTTAATTCATCGTATTTGTCATTTAAAATCTTGCCTTGGCTTGCGTCCAATGCGCTACCAGTGGCAGCAGTCGTGAGGTTATTCACCAAATCCTTAAAAGCAAAGCTTTTCAAATCAGCGAACCACTTCTTAATTTTTCCGAAGCCGACCGACACTTTTTCGCCAGAAACGAGGTTTGCTCTAGTTGTTGTATCGTTAAAAGTAACTGTTGTATCGCTTATATTTCCGCCTTCTGCAACCGCTCCGATATTGGCAGGGGTTATGTTTACATTTCCTCTGCGATAATATACTTCTTTTGCACCTTTTACTCCTGTTACTGGTGTACCGGCAAGTACATCCCAATATCTATCAGTAGTTAAATACACGTTACTTCCAGCAGGAATTATATTGCCAGCCCCCTCTTTAAAATCAATGGTTGTGGTAAATTGGTCTGTTATATTATACATATCTCCGGAACTAGTGTCTGCTGTGCTCGGCAAGTCGGCAAAGCTGATTGTTCCAAGAGGTCTTAATGCCCCACTTAAGCTCTCAGATATTTCTTTAACTTGCTCTGCGTATTTTTGCGCTTCCGACTCGCTCTTTGCAGAGTTAGTCTCACTTGTCTTAGCATTGGTTTCAGAAGCCTTGGCTTTTGCTTCGCTTGCCTTAGCCTGACTTGCAAAAGTTGACGCACTGGTAGCAGAAGCCTTGGCATTAGTTTCACCGGTCTTTGCGTTAGCTGCGCTTGTAGATGCATTAGTCTCTGATTTCTTAGCATTAGTTTCACTGGTCTTAGAATTTGTTTCGCTTGCCTTGGCGTTACTTGCAGAAGTTGATGCGTTGGCCTCACTTGTCTTAGCCTTTGTCTCACTGGCCTTGGCATTGGTTTCACTAATCTTTGCTTTTGCAGCCGAGTTTGACGCATTGGTTTCACTGGTCTTAGCTTTTGTTTCGCTTGCCTTAGCATCGCTTGCAGAGGCAGCTGATTCTCGAGCTTTGCTTGTGGCAAGTTCTGCTGATTCTTGAGCCTTTTCTACCGATTCTGCCATGCCGTCAAGATAGCTCTGAATAAGTCTTTGAATTTCAGTGTTAAAATCCTCAACAGTTCCCATCCGCTTAACTATTCCGGGTGCGAAACACATCCATATCTGCTGTTTTTTCGTGTCGGAATCGGTCGATACCGCCCATTCTCCAGCTTTCATTTTTAAAGGGTCAAACTCCGCGTATGCCCCTCGTCTCATTTGAATTGCCATAAGCTACACCTCACTTTCATCAATGCCTAATTTCTGACACAATCTTAAAAACTTATCTTCCAATTCATCTATGTGTTTTTGCATTTTATCAATCTTCTGCTCGTCTCCGGCGAGCCTTAAGATTAGGAATTGCTCATAGTTCATGCCGTAGTATAGTGTATCATCATCCGATGTTGCTTTGTTTCGGAAAATCATATTAAGGTTTTCATTGGCATGTCCTTTATCCTTAAGATTCTTGATTATATCCTGTGCCATTGCTCCAAAATATAACGGCTTGTCTGAATATCCTTGTCTATTAAGATTGTATTGAAATAAATCGACCGAGCCTACTGCATCAATATAATCTTGATTAATTGCTTTAATATTCTTTTTTAAGTGTTTATCTGAGGAACTCCATACCCAAACAGTATCAACTTGGAAGCTCAAGGCGCTACCATTCCAGCCGCAATGATATGTATGCCCTGTTGCATCGCCACACATCGCATATCCTCTATCGGTTTCTCTAAATTTATCAGAGCCTATCTCTTGAGCATACATTGTCTGTGCACCTATAGAGCCTGTGGCTCCGTAAAGTGTAATCAAATTCTCATCATTTTTGACAATTCGCAAGACTGCGCCATTCATCCAAAGCTCATAATTGTTTCCTGAATTGTCAGTAGCCGTTAAATCAATCGTTGAATTACTTAAATTTCCGTTCAGTGCAATACTTCCACCGGACATATTAAAATTTGAAGCGGTTACTTTTCCACTACTGTCAACCGCAAAAACTCCGCTGCCAATATCAATTGTTCCGCCAACAATATTCTTGCCAGCAATTGTTGTTCCTGTGATGTCCTCTGCGTCAACTGAACCAGCCTTAACGCTAAGTGCATTTACATAGCTCGTAGTCACGGTGTCTTTTGTAATTTGTGTTGCTTTGTCCGAATCAATATATCCGGCACCATTCGTTAAATCGTTGGTGTCTGTTGGTATACTCGGCTTATTAGAGATATTATTCCATGATATATTAACTCCGTCAGCAAGCGTAATCCCCTTGTTGTCAAGCGTAATCAGGATTTTTCCGTTTGCGTCTTTGACATATTGCTTGCCGTTTGTGTTATCCTCACCGCCTAAAGTGAGTGTACCACCATGCGCCCAGTCAAAATTAATGCCGATAGCCGACATAATATTGAAAATAGCGTTTCCGTCTTTATCAACTCCGGCATTCCACGTTTTACCATAGTCACTTGATACAGCCATGCCATTAGCCGTCATTTTCCACTGTATGTTGCTCGAATTAAGGTCGGCTTTATTATGCATAATGTAAATAATTGAGCCATCCTCTTGCACCTGTTCAGTCTTAAAAAGTCCGAGCGATTGAGACATTAGCTGTGTCAGCAATTGCATTTGCTTATCATATACACTTAGTTTTGCCTGTGCAACTTCCCTAGCCTGTACGATAGCCTTTGTCTCATTACTAAATTTATCAGCACTATTCCTTGAAGCATTTTCAGCGTCACACGAAATTTTAGTGCCACTTCCAACTGTAAATGTTCGGTTGGAAATAAAACAGCTATAGGTATTCTGCTTGCGGTCTGTCACAAGCGCCACATCTCCGCTCTCAATCAGTGGGTTTGACAAGAGCGTAGCGTCAAGAGGTCTGAACCTCATGCCACCTATTTTTTTGAAGATATAATTTGCAACTGTCTGTGCCTTGCCTGCCGAAATAAACGGATTATCAGAGATTGAGACTACATATCCCTCTTTTCCGGCAAGAGCATTAACATCTTTTGTCTTGTCCTCTTTTGAGGTTACAGTTACCTTTACCCCGGTGATAACAACATCATCAGTCGCAACGTTCAAGTCTTTTTGCGTGTAAATATTGTGGTAATTTCTCGTTTCTGTAAATGTTCCACCATCAACGCTATCTCCACTTGAATAGTCGGTGAAATTTCCACCATTCAGTGTATCTCCGTCAGAGTATGGTGTAGTTTTTGTGCTAAAAGTTCCACCATTGTAATTTTGGCTCCCAAACTGGCTCATATCATACCAACCGATAAGCAATTCGCCATCGTGACCGCACTTGCCCCACAATCCGCTCAACTGTAAGATGTAAGCTATTACCTGTCCATATGTGAGTTTTTGATTATCGCTTGGTATCTCGTTAATCACGTAATCAGAGTTGTCAAATCTCGCCATAGTAAAAGGTACATCACACTTAATGCAAACGTCTCTGACCACCTCATACGCTGTCGTAGGGTAGCTTAAATTGCTGTCATACTCGCGATTGAAATTATTAATATTGTCAAGGCAAGTAAGCGTTATGAGTGAGCCGTCATAGCTTGTCTCGCTGACTCTATACTCACCGATTTTTAGTTTTTCGGTCGCGCCGTCAGAAAAGCTTTTTGAGACATATGCCGTTACGCTTGCCTTATCAAAATCATACTTATTATAATCTTCATAAATATTATTCAGCTTAATTTTCAGTTTTCCGGCAATCAAAGCCCCGATTGTGAAAGTACCATTGCTTGATGTTGAGTCATTAACTTCGAAGCCATTCGCCCACAGCTCACTATCACTAATAGGGATTTTCTCGCCACTTGCCGTAACTATGTCAGCAAAACAATTTACGTTTATGTCATTATCGAGCATTACTGCCCTTTGCCATTTAGCTGATACGTTTAGCATTTAATCACCGCCTTATTCTTCTATGAGAGGAAAGCTTAATACCTCATACCTCTTATTGCCAACAGTCCATATCTTGATAGGTGCGGTTCTGTCACCCACATAGAATGTACGTGTTTCATCAGTTCCGCTCATAGCGTCAGGATATGTCACTCTGATATATTCGGGGTTCACCATTTGAAGTATCTTTGCTGTCCTAGCCTTGTCTGTACCATTCCACGACAATTTAAGTTGCCGTTTCTGCGCTATTCTATTCTTGTGCATTTTGCCGTCTTGTGTTCGTCCACTATCACTTGCAGACACATCAATCAAGCCCCATTCAAAGCTTGATGGAGTAGGTAATTCTACTCCGTCTACTAACATCATTGCCATATTGTTACCTCGCAAAAAGACACCCACGCAAGGGTGAGTGTCTTAGCCAAATTCATTTGCTACAATATATCGTTGTCCGTGCTTTGCTTTGCCTACCTGTGTCATGCGATAGAGCGTTTCGCTGTCGCATTTGAACACGTTTTCAATGATAGGTGCAGAGCTTCCGCCAGTGTTAGAGTTCATCATCACTTGCGCCATACCCTCCATGACAGCCTGCTTAATTCCCTCGGTGATTTGTTGGTTATTTGCAACTACGTTTTTGCCGTTTGAGAATTTACCGACTAACTCATTGTGATTGATGAAAGCCATGCCGTCCTCTCCCCTTGGGAAAATTCCGCCACTAGCAAGCCTTGGAATATGCACTTTCGGGACTAACGATACTCCGTTCCAATTTGCACCAGCCACCTTAGCAGCCATAGAAACAACTTTGTTAAATCCTCTTAATAAAGAGTTAATTCCGCTAACAACAAAATTAACACCATTCTCTATTTTTGAAATAACGTAGTTCATAGCCCCTGTGACACCACCTCTTATTGAACTCCACACATAATTAAACGCGTTTGTAATTCCGTTTTTCATAATATTAAAGCAGTTTGTGATAGGTGAAATAACATTGCCATTAAACCAACCCGCCACGCTTTGCCAAGTAGATATAACAAAGTTCTTTGCTGTGCTAAGTGCCGATGTTATACCAGCTTTCAACATATTAAAAAAATTTGAAATCGGTTGTATTACTGTACCGCTAAACCAACTTGCCACCCCTTGCCATGTTGAAAATACAAAATCTTTTGCTGTCTGTATCGTTGTCTGTATAAGTGTTTTTAAAAAGTTAAACAGATTTGAAATTGGAGTAATCACATTATTATTAAACCAGCTTGAAGCTACTATCCAAATTGCTTGAATTATTATCCAAACACCTTGAAAAATCTGTTGCGCTCGTGTAGCAAAGCCTTTAAAAAAGCCAACTATCGGCTCAATTACTGTGGAACTAAACCATTTCGAAGCTCCTTGCCACACAGTTACTATGTCTTTCCATAGAGAACCGAAAAAGCCACTTATGGTTTTCCACATATCTTTAAAAAACGAAACTACAGGCTCAATGACATTTCCATTGAACCAATCGCCAACCGTTGAAAATAGTTCACAAATTGTGTTCCAATTATCTTTTACTAAAACAACGATTGTTGATACTGCCGCCACTATTGCTCCAACAATTACCGCCGGCAATGCTGCCACACCAGCTAATATTGCTCCAATTGTGGCTAATGCAACACCTATCACCATTAAAATCTCATTTACCCAGCTAAATCCGTCTTTTAACATTTTGACAAAATTTACAATAGATAAAATTGTTCCGGCTATTGCCGAAAAAGCAGAGCCGATTGTTGCTAATAGGTCTGCTGCCCCCGTTCCGAATGCAGCCGTTATTGCATCGCCCAAACTTAAACCACTGAATAGTCCTTCTATAAGTAGTCCGAGATTTGTTGACAATGAGGCAAAAATGGTTTTAAATGCTTGCATTATCGCTGTTCCAATGCCAGCTCCTTCTACAAGCTCAAATCCAATTTTTGAAGCTATTGCCTGTGCTATCGCTTTTGATAATGATTTTCCAATAAAAGCGAGTGCCACTGAACCTAATTTTAGTGAAATTATCTTTTTTATCAGCAATGTGCCAACTATTATTTCAACAGTTTTGATGTCCAAATTGCTTAAAAAGTCCGTAATTCCTTTGAGTACGTCTTTCCACGACACATTTTTAATTGCCGTGGTTAGCATGGCGTATATTCCTTGTACCCATGCGTTAATAGTTTTTGCTAGTAACGCAAAATCAAAATTTTCAAAAAATCCATTAATGCCGTTAGCAATCGACAAGCCAAAATTAGTCCAGTCGAATGTTGTGCCGAATGAATTGAGAAAATGCAAAGCTGTGTTCAGCGAACCTGCTATTGTTGCACCCAAATCATAAAAGAGCCTTGGGCTGATTAAACCATTCAGGAAATCTGCAAGTCCTTTTCCAAAATTGTCAGCTTTCTGATAAATCTTTTTCCAATCAATGCTCTCCATAGCACTCGCTAGAGCGTCACCGATGTACTTTCCGAGCGAGTAAAGGTCTTTGATTGATGATTTGTATTTTTCGAGCAATCCATCGGTCTTTTTCAGTGAGCTATCAACTCCACTGCCAACTCCACCGCCACCTGAGCCACCACTGCCTGAGCCTCCGCCACTGCCACTATCGCTGTTATCGTCAAGTGCGTGTATCTCGTCTATGCTAAGCAATGTCTTTTTCAGTTTTTGTGCTTTCTTATTAGAGCTATCAGCGTTATCACCAATATCGCCAACTCCGTCAGCTATGTCCTCCATGCCGTCAACAGTAGCACCGCCACCGCTTATCTCGATAGTCCAACCGAAGATTGCTCCGAGTGCGTCAGCTACAGTTTTTGTAAAGCTGATAACCTTGAGCATTACTTTACTTAAGGCTTGAACAAACGGCTTTAAAGCATTGATTACTACGCTACCTATAATACTGCCCCATGCTTGGAACTCTTGCTTAAGTACTCTTACACTGTTAGCCCAAGTGTTGGCAGTTTTAGCAAAATCACCTTGCGCAGCTTGCGTGTTAGCCATGACATAATTATATCTTAGCAATACCTTTTCAGCTTGCGTCATGGATTTAATATTTGCGTCAAGCCCGTTTTTCATAGCCCACTCTGAAAGTGTGGCTTGTGTTAAATCAAGTCCGTATCTCCTTAATGGTGCGATTGTTCCCGAAAAAATGGATTGTAAGCTCTTTGCAACATCAGCTTGGTCTACATCGTAGAACGAAGCCATATCGCCCGCTAATCTTGTAAGATTAAGCGACATATCAGCCATACTGTCTGTAGTCTTGTATAGCGTGTTATTTTGACTCATAAGAGCTTTATTTGCCACTGCCGTACCATTTGCCACTTGCTCTGACGAAATACCTATAGAAGTACCTAGTGCTTGGAAACGGCTTGATATTTGTTTGACTGTCAGCTCTGACATTCCAAAGTCTTGAATTGATGTCTTTGTGAAGTCATCAACCTTGCTTGCCATATCGCCAAACGTGGTATCTACTACGTTTTGAACCTCTGTTAATTGGCTCGCTAAATCAACTGCACTGCCTAGCTTTCCTACAGCTCGCATGACTAACCAATAAGTTGCATAAAACTTACCGATAGTTGAAGCTAAGCCCCTGAATCCGCTTCTTGTACTCTTAATTGACTTAGTTGTGTTTGAAAAGCCTGTTACAAGTGACCTACTAGCCGAGCCAACTTTTGCGCCTTGCTGTGACAGATTAGCAAGTGCATTAGTCATTTGAATAATGTTGTTGCTGACTCTCGGTGCGCTAGATAATGTTGTCATTACCTCTTTCAAGGCGCTGCCGAGGTTTCTGATGTTATCCGCAGCATACCCGGCTGATTTTGAGCCGAGCCTTGAGATTGAAGCTGTTAGCTGTGTAATCTCTGCTGATTGCTTTGAGATATTTGCAAAGCCTGACAATTCTGTTGCCATGCTCTTTAAAGCACTTGCCGAGCTGACAAGTCTTGCAGTATCAAGGTTGCCAAGCTTTTCCATGTTAGTTGCAATCTTGCTAAATGTACGTGTGTCAATACTGCTCACACTTCTAAGTGATGTTGCAAGTTGTGACATTCCGCTCGCAAAATTGCTTATGCTTGCACCATTGAGGGAATTGAGAGTACTTCCAAGTCCTTGCAACTTACTTTGTAAATTGCCTATGGCTTTTGTCGCTTGCTGTGCGTCCGACTTGATTTGAAGCTCAATGCTCTCTGCCATTTTCTCACCTCCCTATAATAAAAAAGAGCTACCCTAAAGTAGCTCTCATGTATTTAGTCTTTGAGCAGATAGTATGTTGTAATCAATCCAACATATCTATCTTGCTTAAGACCTCTATTCTTTTGAAATACCATGACACATTTAGAAAGGTAATCCGTCCACTTGCCGTAATCGGTATCAAGTTTGTAGAAATGATACTTGTCATGCAGAGTTTTTCTTAACCACTTAATGGCTGTCGGGCAGTTATGTTTCTGACCACTCCACAGATTATGATTTTTAGCAAATCTCTGTGAATTAACTCCGAATCTGCCATCTTCCTTAAGCTCGTCTGTGTCAAATCCGATGTTCATGGCATGTTGCCATTTCCTTACATCATTATTATTGAGGTAATATTCCTCATTGCCTTTCCAAGCATTATTCTTTGCCGGAGTTGCTATTGGTGCCGAACTATTCTCTATTCCATCACCCTTATTAAGCTCAATGTATAGTAAGTTAGCATCTGTGCTGTTATTCAGGCCGCTACAGGTAAATGCGCTTGAATACTGCCAGCCATACAGAGGATGTTGAATAACAGGCTTCTTTGCGCTATTAGGCTCATCACCAATAGACATTCCTTTAGTTGACGGATAACGTGCTATCCAAAACGGACAATTAATCTGATTTGCGTATGGCGCAATGTACTGATTATAAAAGCTAAGCCCTGTGTATACACCAAAGTTAAGTCCGGCACTCTTGATAACACTCTGATATGCGTTGATAATGTCAATAAGCGTCTGTCCAAGCCCTTGTTGACATTTATCTTCAACATCTAACCAAACGAAAGTTTTTCTTCCGTTAAGTGTCTGAATGACCTTATTTGCGTCTGTCTTTGCCTTGTCTACTGTTGTAGCGTATGAGTAGTTGTAAACGCCTTGTATTGGCATTCCTACATCAGTACAGCCTTTCCAATTTTGCTCAAAGGTTTTATCCGGATTAAGGTCTTTGCGGATTATTTTAAGGATTGCAAATTGCACTCCGGCCCACTTAACCTTACTCCAATCAATATTTCCTTGATATGACGATACGTCAATTCCTTTATATGCCATATTTTCACCTCATTAATCAGGACTTTCAGGTAATCCTGATTGTCTTAATGCGTTAATTCGTTGCTTCATCTCATAAACGGCAATTTCCTCATTAGACTCCTTGTATTTAGGCTCGTTATCTTTTGAGTATTGCTCGCTTAATGATTTTTCAATGTATTTCGCTCTTGCTTTGTTGTTATTTAAAGCTCTGTCAATTGCTGTAAGAGTTGCGCTCAATCCGTATGTGCCCCACCAAGCCCACATATTGTTGTCGGCTTCTTTTTGTTCAAGCATATAAGCCTTTGAATAAGGCTCTAAATCAGCCGGACAAGACATATCTATGTCCTCAACGCTAAATCCATAGCCTTTAGTTACCAAGAGCCAATATGGGCGGATTTCGTTACAATATACTTCCCATGTAAGCTCTTTTACTTCTTGATTGGTTTCTTCTTGGCTGTCTGTACCTCTTTCGCCAGCATCTTTGATAAAAAACTGTTTTTCTCCATTTCAGCCGACAAATCGTTGTAGAGCGACATTATATCTCCACCCTCTTCATTCTCTGGGTCGAGATAATCGTCAAGCAAATCATACATCTTCGCTAATTGCTTCTCTTTTGCTTCTTTATCGTCAAAATCAAAGCCAAATTCGTCAGCGTGAAACTTTTGCAAGCCCACGAGCAAAAACTCCGGTAAAAATCCAAGCATGTTGTCAATGACTTCAAGTCCCTCGCCCTTTTGCTCCATTCCTACGAGCCTTGGGATAATTTTATTCTTATATACCGGTGCATATCCAAATTTAACTGTATACTCTTTTCCACTTAATTTAATTTTCATTTTATCTTTCCCTTTCTCCCTAATTTATATAGGGAAAGAGGCAGTATAAAACTGCCTCCATTACCTTACTATATTGTTTCTTCAAGTTCGCTGTCAGCCGTGCTATCATCATAGCCAACCGCTACGGCTTTTTTCGATTGGCTCATGATTTTTTTGTGAGTGTGATTGCTGTTGGATAGCCTTGGTCATCCTCTGTGACCGCAACATCGTAGTTATCCTCAATCCACTTAGGTACTGTCTGAACTGATACAGTCGCAGTTCCTGTTAAGTGGTCATCGGAAGCCTCACCTGGGGCGAATGACTCCTGACCGATAAAAGCACAGATACCTTCTGAACCTTTTCCGTCTGTGCCATAGAGAATGATGAAGTCAAGCTTCTTGCCCTCGTTAGTTACCATCTCATCCTTGTACTTTTTCTCAAAAGCTCCCTCAACTTCCATAGAACCGGCTGAACGTCTGCCCATTTCCTGTGTCTCTACTAAATCCTCAAGAGTTGAAGTATCTACCATGTTCTGTGAACCGAATGGTGAGGGAATTGTTTTAGCTCTGATTAAGAGCTTGTAAGTTCCAGCCCAGTAATCGCCACTTGTGGTGGATGCGGTTGGTGTCTTGTAAGCAATTCTACTTTTTAATCCTGTTGCCATTTCTAATCCTCCTTATTTTTCATAAAAAAATAAGAGCCAAAAGGCTCTTATAATCTATCATTCCAATCGAATGACCGCCTAGCACGTAATGTTGCAGTCCATAATTTGCCGTTTTTCCTAGCGAATGGGATTGTTGTCAGCTTGAATGACATAGCTTTGTATTCATTAGCCACTGTCTGTGCCACATTCAAGGCTTCTGAACGGCTTTTATTCGTTGTAACAATTACTTGTGCCGTAAATAACACTGTATTTATTCTTTCACACTCTAAATCCTCATTCTGTTCAATAGGTTCGAGTGCTTGAACTAGCACCGTTGGGAAGCTAGCCGTTGCGCTGTCCGACTGTTCCTCTTGTGTGAATTTTAGCTTGGGATATTTAGTTTTCAATTTTTTCTCACATCGGGTTTTTACAATTGCATATGTGAGGTTTTCAAGGTCGTAGACCCATTGATTTTGACTCGCCACTTTATCACCTCAACTAAAATTTTTCCGTGCCGTTTTCATAATGTCATTTTCCATTTTTAAAAATGCGTTATACATCGGCATTGTAGGTGTAATGCCGTATGAATGGTGTAATTCTCCACTTTCGTCTCTCCAATACCAACCCTCACTGTCAAATGCGTGTGTCTGCCCTGGAAAAGTTCCTTGACCGCCTCTTGTATCATTGAAGTGTGGCTTAGCTCTCCAGCCCGAGCCGTATTCAGCCATGAGCAAAGGCGATACATCAACCGTTTTGAGTCCGTCTGCTGTCTGCCATGTACTTTGTATCTGTCCTGTTTCTGTTGCAAGAATAATAGCTGTACATCCGTCCGTTGTATCTTTAATTTCGTAACTAAACGTGATATAGTGTCCGAAATTGCCTGTATTTGCTCGTGCTACATCAATGCCATTACTAGCAAGCTCTCCGACAAACGCAATGCACTTGTCCTGTAAGCGGTCTTTGTATCTTTCAAGCTTGCCTATCGCATCTTGTATAGATTTTTCTGTTAGGGAAATGTCAAGCTTCATAATTACACTTCTTTCACAACTGCTTTGAGCATGTATTTAACTGAATAGAGAGAGGGTTTTACTCCTACTATTGTAAAGTCTGCGGAAGTTGAATCAACTAATCCGTTTTCGTCCTTTGTAGGCTCGCTATCAAGCCAAATAACGTCACCTTTTTTAAAAGGGTATTCTCCTCTGTCTGTCAGCAAAACAGCGTCAAAATCAGCCGTATTAAAGCCATATTCCTTGTTCTGTGCTTCTCCTCCGTCAAACGATATATTCGCCCGAAAATCAATTGGCTCCGAAAAGCCTGTTTCTTCGTGTGTGTAGTATATCTTCTCTCCGTCCTCCGTTTCGTAAAACTTTAGATTTCCGTCATCGTCTTTTTCATAGACTGTGACTGTTTGACCTTGAAGCGCGTATTTCATGGCCTGTTTATTAATGTCAAGCATTTTTCTTTATCTGCTTGTAAATCTGATTAACACCGGTGCTTGCCATGCCCGACACAATGCCAACTGCTATTGCATCAAGAATGTTGTCTGCCGGATAACCGGGAATTACAAACATCCCAATAATGCCGAGTACTCCACCGGCTACACCTACGATAATAGGAATAATATTATCTTTAACCTGTGGTATCTGCTTTGAAGCATATCCGATTAAATAAGTAATTACCATAATGGCAACTACTGTAGGTACTTGTGTAAAGTCCATCAGTTTTTTCCTCCTTTACCTAAATGGATTTCCTCAATCTCATTTTTCATTTTTGTCACCATGCCATTACCACCGAGTGCGTGGTATGCGTCATACATCTCGCAAAAATTCTGATACGCATATGAGGGAATTTCGCCAAGCTTCATATACTTATCATGGTATTCGATAAGCTGTACTCGTAAAAGTAGCATTGTACCTTTTCCGTTTGCTTGTCGTAGCTTCTTTTCCTCTTCAATGCGCTCGTTTCTTTCTTTTGTGTCTATCGCTTTTTGCTTTTTCTGCTCTTGTAAAAGCCAAACAATATAACCCAAAAGTGCTGTCAGGACAATTGGCAAGGCAATAATGTATGTCTGATAGATTAAATTATTCATCTTACAGCCTTTCATCTTTGGTAATTGGCACACCGCCCACCACCACTTAATGTGTACCGCCTGCTACCATGTTACCGACATCAGTAAAATGGTAACGCACAATCTTCTTATCTTTTTATATAATGCCCTATAGGCAAGATTTATAGCACTTTGACAAAAGGAAAAACTCCAACAAACAGCTTATCTCTGTCTTTCCATGTACGGCTCACTCCGCCCTCACTTAAAGCGCTCATGTAGTTCTCACCGGCTTGCGAATGGTCGTAGACAGCAAGATTGATAACGACATTTTCAAACTGCTTTAAGTCAGCAGTTATATCATCATCAGTGAAAGTGTCCGGATAACACCTTTTTGCTTTTACATCTTCCGTGGCCTGTTTAATGAGCTGTTCAATGAGTGGGTTATCTTCCTTTTTGTCGAATACAACCACATCAGATGTTGTTTCATCATCATTCGTGACTGTATCAATATGAAATTGTTTGAGTCTGATTTTGACTTGTTCTAATGTGGTGTATTCCATGCCAAGCTCCTTATAATCCAAACTTTTCAATTAACATTTTTTTCAAGTCGCTGCCATTTATTTCTGCGGCATTTTCAATACCATTTCCGCTCGCAAGCTTCTTTAGGTCGGCTGTTGACATTCTGTTAATTTCTGTCTTTGTGTATGGTGTTTCAGGTGGGTTCATAAAATCAGAAGGCACCGAATTGCTATTGCTTTCCGGTACCTCGTCTCCGACTTTATACCACACTCCATCATGCTTTATAGAGTGCGTTGCTATCATAAGCCTTAATCCTCCTTAACTTTGAGAACCATAACGCTATCCATACCCTCGAATGTAGGTAATCCAATCATAGATACGATACAGTGAGTATTGATAGGATGGTTTGTAGCATATGTGTATACAGATACACCGGTCTCAACAAGTGAGAGGTTTCCGTCTGTGATACTTCCGCTTCTTTCCTCTGGAGTCTTACCGAATGTGTAATCGCCAAGGAATACTCCGGCAGACTGTGCAGATACAATGCCTGTTGGTACAAAGTACTGTGTTTGTCCTGTCTCATCAACATAGAGCTTATCGTATACTTCAATCTCGATACCATATCCTCTAAGGTATTCAGTAACCTGTCCTTGCTGTAATCTGATACCGCCATTGTAAGCAGTGATACCGAGTACCTGTTTCTTTGTGTCCTCTGCCTTAAGCACCATTTCCCAAGTCTCTGTATTCATGGTGAAACGTGTAAGTGAGTAGCCTGTAGCCTTTGCAAAGTCTCTACGAGCTGTGATAAGGTCATCGAGTGGTGCACATGTGGTAGGCTTATCCCATGCACTTGTGCCGGTAATTGACTTAAAGTGCTTTTCCTTATGCTCTGCGCCATTGTCGGCTGTGTAATCAACAACATAGTTCTTATCGCCAAGTACAACCTTTACCTTTGGTACACCATCTGTAGGTGCAAGTAACTGCCAAATCTGTCTCTCCGGTACAACTAATGCACCCTCAATTAACATCATTGGTTTCTTAGAGATTTCACGTAATACGTTATTGGCAAGGCTAGAGTTTTCAGAAGTTCTGTAATTGTCGTACTCCTGTTCCTCTTTCTCTGTTACCATATATCCCTCACGATAAAATGGCATTGAGTTCTGAATGTCAGAGAAGCCTCCAACATCTCTTAGCTCTGCCTGTGCATCAAAGTTTGAAGCTTTGAGCGATACCGGCAGTCCGTTCTTACCTTTGATAAATCTAAGGTCGAGTGAGTCCTGTTTGCGTGTTCCGAATTTTTGTCTGCCAAGATAAGGGGCAGTTCCTAATATCTTTTTGTAGTTATCCCACATTACACCGAGGCTTCTCGCTGTAAATGCTTCTGCTAATGGTAATGCCATGTTCTTCTACCTCCTTTTAGACCTGACTTGCTACAATCTTTGGTGCGCCATAGAAAGTAACTCTAGGTGTTGCAGTTCTAGCTTCATCTGCGATTGAAAGTGACTTAACTTTCTCCCAATCAATAGTTCCCTGATATACATATGTTCCAGGCGCGTCACCCATTGTTACATCTACATCGTGTAACAGATAGCCCTTGCACTCTGCGTCATTGCTTGGAAATGGTGTACCAGCCGGTACAATCTTCATTCCGTTTGTGTCTGCGCTTGTTACCATAGTCTGTGGTACAAGGCATGCTGCACCCTCATAAGGGAAAAATTTTAAAATTCCTTTACCCTGTGTAAAGTCTCTTACGATTGGTTTTCCCATCGTTCTACCTCCTGTTTTAAATTACATAGCTGTTTTGACTTTCAGCGTTTGCAACTGTACCGAATGAGATTTGTTCTGCATTTGCTACATCTGCCGGCTTTGAGTCGGGCTCATTATTGTTACCGCCATTGCTTGGATTCGGAGTATTGTTGAGTGCATTTTTCTCATACTCTGCGATTGCATTGGCTTTCATGTCGGAAATAATCTTGCCAAGTGATGTCGTGTCAAAAGAGCCATCCTCTTTTACTACTGTCTTTACCTGTTCTGCTGTAATTCCAAAATCTGACATAGCCTTCTCACGCAAGTCTCTGACAGCGTTATCTTTCTGTAGCTTGGCTATCTGCTGATTGGCTGTCTCTAAGGCTTTATTTGCCCTTTCAAGCTCCGTCATGTTGCCATTCTGTAGCTCATCAAGCTGTGTCTGTAGCTCGTCAGCTTTGTCGGCTTTAGCCTTATACTGATTGGCTTTCTCTTTCTCTCTTGCCATTTCCTCACCGCTCTTGTTAAGCAGATTTGTTATCTGCTCATCCGTTGC